CACACATATACGCAAAAGACGATGGTTCAACATCAGAAGTATATGTAAGAGACGAAGCAGGTAACGAAACCAAAATATCACCACACAACAGAGCAGGTCAGTGGGAGTATTTCTCAAGAAACACAAACACAGGCAAAGTGTTCAGAGTTAATATGGAAGAATTGATTGCTGAAGTAGAAAATCTTTCAGGCAAGAAATTTATACACGACGAATAATGACAATCAAAGAAAGGCTCTACAAGTTAGAGCAAAAGATCAATCTATTGATGAACAATCATATCACACATCTTGACAGCAGGATACGTAGGAATGAATGGTTGTTGTATACTATATTGATGTTCTTGATTGGTATCAGTTGGAAAGTTATGTGGAACTAACGTACCACATACGCTTACACCATCCACAAACCGCTCTCCAATTAACTAATTGCACTCCATTTTTTCTTATAGCAGTAAAATTTTTAGGTGCAGGACAATCCACATCCGCACAGTGACAGGTCCTTTGACCGGAATCCACTTTGTTCAATACGAAGTTGCAAGTGTGTGGAGTTCCTAAACATATACGCATTCCTGGCATACGACCTCGTGTCCTCTTGTGAGTGGTCTTGCTGACATGAATACGATGTTCTTCGCATTTGAAATGTCCAAGTTGTTTTAGTTTTTTATAGAAATTTTTCAATGTGCTGGTTGTCCCATAACAAAAGGCACTACGTTAAGAAATGAGGATTTCCAGCACATCTTTAAGGAGAAAGTAACACAATGTCAGTAGTAATTTACTTTCTACTTGTATTTATTAATGACTATTTACAACCACTCTGTTTTGGCTTATATAAGGACTAACTGCGTTAGTCCAACAAAGACTCGTAAACTCGTCTTTGTTAATCTTCTTCTTCTTCTATTAATCAATTACACTTGGACTGAAGTCACAAGACGGCTATGAGCAAATTTTGATACAAAAAAAATTTGCCATAACCGTCTCCTGTGCTTGGCTTCGCACAAGTTAAAGATTGTATCCAAGGTAGTAACGGATTCTCTTGAAACCTCCTATACAGATACCGCGGCCCCGCAACGCACGATCGTACATCTTTCCTCCGATCGCATACGGTAGGGTCCGATTTCAGTAGATAAAAACCTACCGGCCGTCATAGTATAACCCTACGTTAAGCCACTGGTTAAGACTTGGCTTTGTCTTTGAGTATAAAAAAATTGAAATTGGTTTTGTTTCTTTTGTGCCTAGATTGTTGTGCCAGTTGTCTTTGTCTTTTTCTTTTTATCCTTCTTACTTCTTTTGGAGAAAGTGCCATGATGTCTTTGCTGAATTGTTTCTGCCATTTTGCTATTTGTTTTTCGTGATGTCGTGCCTGGTAAGCCTGTAAGTTATTGATGTCTCTTTGTTGTTGTGTAATGTGTGCCATTGTTGTTATTATATATCACAAACTCAAAAAAAGGGGTTGATTTTTGGATCAATCATAAGTATTGTTATAAAAAGAAAGGCACTTATGATAAAAATAAAATACAAAGACATTGTTAAAAAAGGGTTGGGCAATAACCAATACTACGATCAATCAGAACAGGATAGGTTGAAACTTGTTCAACATCTAAATTCAATAACTTACCTAAACATCTACAGAACAGAAGAGTTCCAAGACGACAAAGATTGGAAAATATTCAATGAGGAAATGATACAACCAGTGAAATGGGCAAAAGGTCAACATCGTTGGAAACCCAGCGTGAGAGATATGTTAGCACAATGCGTTAGCATAGGCAGTAATTCTTATAACGGAACACCTGCAAGATTCAGCGTAAAACAGTTGGACAATTACAACAAGTGTTGTGATATCATTGCGGCAGTTTGGAACAAGACAGCAAACAGCAAAATCAGTGCTGACGAGTTGAAAGTTGAAATGCAACAACAACACGACCAGCAAGATAAACTGGCACATTTGAGAAAGTTTATTGAACCAAAAAAACCAAATCAACCAAATCAATCAAATAGACCAAACTAAAATGGAGATATTAACACCAGAAGAACAACTCAAGATGCAAGGTGATTGGATTCGTGAACAAGAACGATCAAGGATCGCTGAAGATCAAAGAGTATGGGAGAAGAACAGACGCATACAAAGAAATGCGGTCAGGGAATATCAAAGAAGTAATCACAAAGCGATAACCAAGAACGACAGCAAGTCAGACGAGATTATCTAAACCATTTATGCAAGACAACGAAAAATATAATGACAAACAAAATATGTTTATTAGAGCATTGTTAGGCATACCACCAAAAAAACCAAAACAAACAAAAATAGAAAGGAACAAAAATAATGAAAGCAAAAAAAATACCAGACAAAGACAGGCTAAAAAAATTATTAAATGACCTGTCAACTATGGAAGAAACAGATCCAACTGACAGTGCCAAGAGAGCAGAAGACATTTTGAAATTGATCAAAAAAAGACAAGTTGAAATTGACATTGATGAAATGTTAAACGAACACGCAAAATTGTGTGCAAAAGTCTTCCTAGACAAAATATTTAGAGCAATCATTAACAACAAATAAATAGTTGTGTGTTTAAAAACACTCTTGTATCATCATTAGTGTCATTTATACACGTGCTCTTATAAGAGGGGGTTGCAGTTCAAATATGTGGCCATATTTAAAACAGCCCCCTTTTCAAACTTCCTTTTTTTACCCAACATAAATACTTGCACTTAAGGCTTTCGAGATAGAGACTTGGGCATATCAGCACCCTAGAGTTCGTCATGGTTCGCTAGGGTGCCAACTTAAAATAACAGAAACAAAAAGGAAAACAATATGAAACAATTTGAAGACAGAGAAATAGTGCTTATGGCACAAATTATTGATCAAGCATCACAAAAAGGTTTGTTCAAAGGACCAGATTTAAAAATTATAGGTGAACTATATCAAAAAGTAATTGATATGTTACCAAAACAATCACAAACACAACCACAGGAAGATGCTACAAATGGCAAAAAATAGAGTAGAACAAGAGTGGTTAAACATACTGAAAGGATTTGCAGATGGCTACTGGAAGAAAGAATTGGAAGAAGCACATAGTCTCTTTGATACACCGTATCCAGACAAAACTGAAAAAGATTATATCAAGAAAACCACGTTCCTAGACAACGGAAAACGTGCTAAATTGATGTTGTTAAAATATCTAGCACAAGCATCATCAGGTGCTGTGCATCCAACAGGTATGAATAACACACAAGAAAAAAGCGAAGCGGCTAAACTTTTGAAACTAGCAGAAACAAGGCTTGATAAAACAGAAAATGAGTAATGTCCAAAATACCATTCAAAGTATTTTTAGACACGCTGAACATAATCAGTAATCAAACAACTCCACCCGTACATCAAGAGATATGTGATTGGTTAGAAAACACAGATAGTCTGCCTAGGAGAGGATTCCAAATGTTTAGGCATGGTGGTAAATCTTTTATCATAGGTGCCTATGTGTGTTGGAAACTGTTCCATGATCCTAATTGGAGTTGTTTGTTAATATCAGCGAAACGTAATCTAGCATTACGTAACAGTCTATTCATACGTAACATGATAGAAACACATCCTTTATTGCAAGATATGAAAAGTGATCTGTATCAATGGAAAGCAGAATCATTCACAGTTGATAGACCCATAATGCAATTGAACCCCAGTGTAACTGTAAGTTCATTGGGTGCATCATTTACAGGATTTCACGCATCGATGGTTATAGCAGATGACATAGAAACTTCTGATAATACCATAACAAACGATCAGAGAGATAGGATCAAAGAGCGTGTGAGTGAATTTGGAAAACTTGCAAATCAAATACTTGTGGTAGGAACACCACATTGTGAAGAAACCATATACAATCATTTAGAAGATGTTGGTTATGAATTTAAACGTATACCTGTAGTAAGGAAACGTGATGCGATACAAGAAGACAGCACAGTTGCTGAAGAGGATTATCTTGCTTGGGATGATCACCCGGAAAAAATGTTCACTTATGAATGGTTGGATCAACAAAAGAGAGAAACAACAGAAGGTGATTTCAACTCACAATATATGTTGATACCACAATCAACTTATCAACCATTGGTACAGTTAGAGAACATAAAATATTACAAAGATGAATTGCAGTGGCATACCATAGCACAACCTTATGGCAATGACCTACACACCTGCAAACTTGGCAGACATAACATAGAACGTGTGTGTTCATATTGGGATCCTGCACAAGGGTTGAGCGGTCGTGATAATAGTGTGTTATCTATATGTGCGAGAGACAGTGAAGGTAATACATTTGTACATGACATCAGAGTGTTGTCAGCGGTGGACAAAGAAACAAAAGATTTTACAGAGCAATGCAGAGAAATTATTCATGCCTGTGCATATCATAAGATCAGTCACGTGTATGTCGAGGAAAACTTTTCTGCAACGTTGGCAAATGAATTACGTAAGGTAGCAAGAGAAATGAAAGTGATGGTACAAGTTATCGCAGAATTTAGATCAAAAAACAAGATGGTGTTTATAGCACAAACACTTGAACCGTTGATAAAAGTTGGCCGTATGTATGTACACGAAAGGGTCAAAAACAACACACCGTTTATGGATGAATTGCAGGCATTTCCACAACCGAGAGTGCATGATGACTGCATTGACGCAACCAGTGGTGCAATCAGTCAGTTACCTAATTTGGCCGTAGATGTTTCGAAGGTTGCCAAGGTATTCAACCCCTTGCAACGCTCTGGAACCAGTTTTAAAATCAACTGATGCCATAAATAATTGGAATGACAAAGTTATTTATATATAATAACACACACACGAAAAGCGTTACACACGCGAAAGAAATTTAGGAGACAAAGGTAAATGAAAATTTATTCGAAGGTAGTTTGGGACAAAGATTTTAATATCATTGAAGAGTTGAGTTCAGAGTACACTGGACCTGTTGCAGAGGCCATGTGCATCAACCCACCTCCAAGACCGAGCCCACCTCCTCCACCACCCCCACCACCAGCACCCGCACCGGCACCGGCACCTGCTCCATCATCAACTAGAGCAAGAGGTGTAGGACAGACAAGGACAGCGGCCGCTAGAGGTAGAGGTGTTCTTATCACACCAAAGAGAGGTGCGTTAGGAGTACAGGACGAAGAATTAGGAGCGGCACCACAAAGAAGAAGTTTGTTGCAACCAGCAATTAAAACAGCACAAAACGTAATAAGACTATTAGGAGGAGGATATTAATATGTGTTTAGCACCAAAAATGCCAAAAATGCCTAGTGCAGAAGAACAGGCAGAACAACAATTAAAAATTCAACGAGAACTACAGGCAGATGCAGATGAGAGAGCGTCAGGAGAACTAGACAAAGAAAGAAAAAGAGCCGCAGTTGCACAACGTAGATCAAGAAGGAACAGAAGAGGCAGAAGCAGTTTAATAACTAGAAGATCCGGAGGCCTTTTAGGTCTAGGTGAAGGAGCATCAACTGCCACAGGAACTAATTTCTCATCTCTATCTAATCAATAGTAAATGAAAGATTATATCGCAAAGGCATACAAACTTGCCAAACAAGAAAGAGACAAGCACGAGTCAGAGATATCTGAAGCGTATCTTTACACAAGGCCCAACAGGGACATCTATAGAAAAGATGCCAATCAAACAGACAGAACAAAGATATTTGACTCAACTGCACCAGACGGTGTACAGACCCTAGTATCCACAATTTTGAATTTGTTGATTCCGCAGAACCAACAGTGGGCAACTCTTTCCGTGCGAGAAGATCTAAAGGAACGAGTTGCGACGGATGTTAAGAAAGCACTAGACGTAGCAAACAGAACAGTATTCAAAACAATCAGAGACAGCAATTTTTACATAGCGGCATCTGAAGCATTGACAGATTCTGTCATATCAGGGTGCGGATGTATAGGTATGTACGAAGACAAGCAAATTGATTTCGTTGCAGTACCAAGTCATCAATTATATTTTTTAGACAGTCACCAAGGACATATTGAAACAGTATTCAGAGAACACGAATTACCAGGCACATATCTTTTAGAAAATTATGCAGATGCATTACCAGAAGAAACAACAAAAGATTGCACAGCAAATCCATACAAGACACACAAAGTTTTAGAAAGTTGTTTAAGATTACCAAACGCAGAAGAATTTACATACACAGTACAAGTTGGTAAAGAAATGCACATACTAAAACAAACTAGTATGCCAGTGCAAATGTTTACTGTATTTCGTTTTTCTAAAACAGTGGGAGATATGTGGGGAACAAGTCCTGTAAGAGAAGCATTACCACACATTAGAGTAGTCAATGAAGCACAGATGTTGTTCATGGAAGCGGCATCATATCTTGCATTGGGATCATGGCAGGTGTCTTCAGACACAGCAATTAATTTTAGTAATATGAAATTGAGACCAGGTGATGTTATCACAGTAGATTCACCTTTACAAGCAGTACCTTTTCCAGGACAGTTAAACATTACAGAAGCAACTATTAATGATCACAGAGCAATGATCAGACGTATGATGTTCAATGATGCAATACTACCACCAGATGAATCAAAATACCAAACTGCCACAGAAGTGCAGATTAGACAGTCTGAATTTTACAGACGTATAGGTCCGTCGGGTTTAAGATTAGAACAAGAATTTTTAAGACCACTAATAGGCAACTTGATCAAGAGATTGCAAATGAGAGGTGAGGTAGAAGACTTCACAAGATTTGGTAGCATCAGCGAATTGGTTGTAAACTCAGCAGTTAAGAGAGGTATCGCACTAACAGAAATCACAAGAGATCTACAACTGGTACAAACAATCACACAGTTGGGTCCAAACGCATTGGTCAATCTAGACCTACAAAAACTTGCACGTAAAATATTGAGAGATGGTGATATGTCACCTGAAGTGTTAAAGACAGAATCAGAAGTACAAGAAACTATTGAACAACAGACACAACAAGAGCAGGCACAACAGTTGCAGGCATTGGCTCAACAATTACAACAGCAAAATCAACCACCTTCAGTTTAGTCCACATAAATACAGTTGTAAACGAAACACAACTGTAACTAAAAAAACTGAACATGAAAAACTCACAGACGCAACTACAACAATTTTATCGTCAAGTATTTGAATCCCCAGCAGGTAAGGCAGTTTTTGAAGATCTAAACCGTGTCATACATCAGACACGAGTCACTAGTGATTCTCCAAATCCTTACGCGGCTGTGTATCAGGTCGCTCAACAACAACTGTTGAGAAGGATAGAAAATATGTGTCGTGAACGTAGTGTTCAATCAACCAACAAGAAGGAACACATAATATAATGCCAGAAGATAATACACAAACCGCACCAGCGGAACATTTAATAGATACGCAACCAGAGGCTCCTGTTGAAACTGTGCCTAGCAAAGAAGCAATAGAAGTCACAGAAAACGAGAGACCAGAATGGTTGCCAGAAAAATTTAAAACAGCAGAGGATCTTGCCAAGTCATACACAGAACTTGAAAAGAAAATCACCAACAAGGTGCCTGAAACATATGATTTCAGCGTAACAAAAGAATACGGACTTGATGCCATGCCAGAAGATTTGGGTCAAGAAGTCACAACTGTGTTCAAGAAAGCAGGATTTACGCAGGATCAAGTTAAAACTGCACTTGCATTGTACTCGGATCAAATGGCCAAAGCACAAACACAAATGGCCAATGAACCTAGAGTCGATCTAGATCAAGAACAGACAGCATTGCAACAACAGTGGGGCAACGAATACGCAGACAGATTGGAATCTGTAAAGAAATATGCAGGTACACTACCAGAGCGTGTGATACATCAACCATTGGTGGACACAGCAGAAGGTATACAATTCTTGGAGCAGTTAATGAGCAACAACAGAATGCCAAATCCTATTGCCAACACACAGGCATCTGCCGCTAGAGATGTAAACAGCGTGAGAGAAGAGATCAGGAATATGAGGGCAGATGACAAGTTCAAATTACCTCCTGGTGATCCATTGGGAGAATCACACAGGCAGAGATTGTATACTCTCTACGAACAATTAGACAGATTAGAAGGTTAATGAAATCCGCTGATCAATTGGATCTACGGCAGTACATCGCAGAGTTTAGGGGCCTATTGAGCCAAAGCACCTGCGACACTATCGTGGAATGGAGCAAAGACCTACCAGAGCACAAAGATGCTTGGAAAGGTTGGTCCGCGGCCGAGAGTGCAATAAGCAACACAGAGAACGTAATAACCAAACACAGGATCTGTGAACACACAATGATGGATCAATACCATGGTCCGTGTTGGGACAACATCAAATTAGCATTACAACACATAATTGAACAGTATCCATACATTCACGTGTCAACTGAACACACAGGTGTCAGCCTCATACGTTACAGAGAAGGACACAAGTTTGATGAACACGTGGATCACTATGGTGGTGCCAACAGGACATTGAGTTGTAGCATCGTGTTGAACAATGAGTATACCGGAGGTGAGTTGTGTTTTTGGCAGGGTCAATATCAAGTGCCTGATCTACGCACAGGAGATGCAGTGGTGTTTCCTAGCAATTTCTGTTTTCCACATGAAGTTCGACCCGTAATCACAGGCACGAGATATGTGTTGATCGTTTGGTTCTGCTGATGAAGAAACAGACCTATCCTATACTGTGGACCATGTATCACACAGCCATAGTTGTAGAACTGTTTGTAATAATAATACTTTTGATTGACTGATGCAGTTTGACCGAGGCAACACCACATTTGACCTGCAGGACACAGAGTTCTACGACAAGTACGAATTGTTTGACAATATTAAAAATTCACATCAACAACGATATCATCGCAAAGAGATAATTCAAAAATATCAACAAGCAGGCCTTTGGCCGAAGTATAAAAATAATGATCAAACCTGACCTTTGCCTGACCTTTGTGATAAAAAAATATAAAAAAAATAAAAAAGATTTAAAATAAAGCGATCTAACGCTGGTAATTTTCTACAAGCCTAAACTGGTGCTGAAGTACCATAACACCCCATATACTGCTATCAATGTGCTAATAAACACTATTAATTTAATCATCTTGCTCCTTTTTATCTTTAGCAAATTTGTACATAGTCCATTGAGCCCATCCTCTCAATCGTTTTTCTCTTTCGCTCATCCTCAATTGATCAAACAGCGGTAAATTGCGTCTGTATTTCGCGATGAAGTTTTCGTACTCTTTACTCATCTTGCTCCCCCTTTTCCAATATCGCTTTAGCCTTTGCTTCTGTTTCTGTGATCTTGTATTTCATCGCTTCTATTTGTGCGTCATTTCTAGCAATCCATTTTTCGAGACTGCCATTTATTTGTTGTAGTTTCTTGATTGCGTTTCTTTTACCCCCTGCTAGATGTAGTGATCGTAACACTTGGTATGTGTCTATATCTATGTCCGTGCCATTGATGTTGAATATTGCTGTTTTAGTCATCACGTGCTTGTTTGTTTAGTTGTTTCCAATAATCATTTGTTTCTGGTAACTTTCCTGTACGTAAGAAGTAGTC